CGATCTTACCCAAGATTCTACAGCAGCCACAAGAGTCTCGGTGCCGTGGCTCCGCTCGGCACACAAAAAGAAACCATCCAGGGCACCCATGAAGACCTGGAAGTCATCATGAAACATTTTGTTGGTCACAAACTGAGTGAGTCCGGTACTGGCTACGCAACAATAAGACCCGATGGAACGCCCAATAACAGGAGTGCAGTTAAAGAGGGTGTTTTTGGTTACATGAAAAAAAATACATTTAGCGGAACATATGAATACTACATCATGAACAGCATGTTCGATGATATTGTTCAGGAAGCCAGTCTTCACATTCGAGCTATGGCTGGTGAACCTCTTTACAAGCAATTTGTTGCCAAATTAAAAGAAAAAGGAGGCAAATCGGATGATGCAGAAATCCAGGCACTCTACGAACAAATTTGGGAAGACATCAAACAAGTTTCAGCAAACTTTACTCATAGCGTGGCTCAGTTAGACTGGGGAAAGGGCACACGTAGAAAAAGACAATCTCAGGGTATTGTAAGTATGTCACACATTGTTGGCGGTGGTGATGGCGTACCACTACAAGACATTATTGATAAATATGCCACTCCTGGGGACGTGGGTGGTGTCGGTGTCGGAGTAGGCAAACAAGCCGCTGGTGAGAGAGGTAAACTCCGTAGTCTTGGACGTGGTGGATTAATGGGCAGTGGAGCCGAAAGTGAGACCTCCATAAGCATCGGTCACTCTCTCGCAGTAATCAAAAAGATGGCTGGACAAAAGAATGAAGACCCAGATAAATCCTTTGAAATCATTGACGACGGTTTGAAAGCCCGTAGTGAAATATTTAATGCTCTAGTGTCCCTATGGGTTGCCGAACAAATAAAAAAGGGCAATCGTAATTTTTCTATTCAAGATGCTTATGAAGCTGTGATCCCACAGTTCACCAAGGTATTAGAAGGTCAAGGCTTTAAAGTAAGTGATGGGGCCTACCTCGACAAGGATGGCAATGTTACCAAATTAAGTGATCTCGTTAAGAAGGCTCAGCAAGAGAGACTTGCTGGGGGCAAAGGATTGCCCACGAAGCAGCAGGAAGAGCAGGATGGTTTCGAAAAAGACATGAGCGACCTTCATGCCGCCGCCATGCAGGATACCGGCAGGTCGGGAGAATTAGGACACAGAGGGGAAAGCGAGTTAGAAAAAATGCTCAAAGACCCAAAGGTCATTGATGCAATTTCATCGAATGATCCAGAGATGATGAATCGTATACAAACATTGAAATCCTCACTTGATCCAAACGACCCGGAGCAGAGGCGAGACCTAGAAAGAATTGAACACGCCTTATCACAAATCAAGCAAGTGGGTGCCGCTAGGGCAGCATCTACGACAATTGCTGCCAAGGAACAGGGTGCGGGTGTAGTTCAACCTCCCGCTAGTGCAGCATCTACGAGAACTGCTGCCAAGGAACAGGGTGCGGGTGTAGTTCAACCGCCAAAGACTCCTGGAGCACCTGATGCAATAAGCGAGTTGCCCGCTGCTGAAAGAGCATTTCTCACCTCGCTGAATCCAGCCGACCCGAATGACGATGGCAGAGACTTTTTTAACTCTATTAAGGACGACCCAGAGTCCATGAAGTGGTACAATCTCGAAGTCAAGAAATTTACCCAACAACAAGAACAAGTTTCAAACAGTCCAGTATTAACTGCGACTTTGCAAAAATTGGAATATCTAATTCAGCAGGCTGCTATAGTCGAATCGAGGAAAACGGGTTGATGGAGAAATTGTGTTTTCGAAAATGGATTAATGAAACAGAAGTTGTTACCGGCGCACATCCAAAGCGAAAGAAGAGCGACACCTTTAACTATTGGGGAGCACCAGGAAGTACAGGAAAAGTCATTGACGGCGAAGTAGAAACCAATAAAAACAAGAAAAAGAAGAAAAAGAAGAAAAAATAATGCCTGAAGAAAAATCTCTTGGCTCCAACTGGCTCCAGCATCTTAACAATCCTCTTGGCTGGGGTATGAAGAAATTCATGTTTGATATACTCCAGGATAAATTTGCCACACATGAAGAAACTATAGATAGACTATCCCAAAGCATAAATACCGGGAAGGACTATCAAGCCTTCGGCGCACTTGTGGCTGATATTTACGAAGTCGGCTTTATGGAAGCAATCAAACAACATAAATCAGAATTAGAAAAAGCAGGCTTGGGCGTGAATGTGGTTCCTGGGAAGTCACAAGAAAAAGAGGATAAATCTACTACTCGTATATTCAAGAAAAATCAGGATGATAATCTGAGATAACTACTTGGGTCAGATAACCGCCAGATTTTTCCATAATTTGATTTACTCTCCACCAACGATGTTCACCAAACTTTACACCATCACGGTATTTTGAAGGGTAGATAACCGAACCATCAGATAGTTGAATGTTTGTCCAAAATCTCATATACAAATCATTTCTCTCAACCACTACACCCTCAAATGTGAACTTTTCACCATATTGAATAGATTTATAGACTTCGCCATATAGCTCATCCTCTCGATCACGAATCACAGCAGGCAAACAGTGCATGACTACGACATTTTTCAAATTTGACTGTTGCTTAGCAGGTTGCTCCACAGGTTGTTCCACAGACTCCACAGGTTGTTCCACAGACTCCACAGGTTGTTCCACAGACTCCACAGGTTCCACAGGTTGTTCTGGCTTTTTAACTTTCTCAAAGTCTTCATCCCAAACATGAGGATTACTCGAAGGACGAGTCGTAGAATCATCAGCTAGGGTTTCACTGGCCCAATCAAAATTGTGGAAAATTAGATCGGATTCTAACAAATCCCATTCTTGGTCTACCACCAATGGGTTCGGTTCTTTGAGACGATAAATGCTGCCATCTTTATTCTTGATTACCATTTGCTGTATTTAGCACAACGAATACTCAATTTTAAGATTTACAACACAAAATCAGTTATGAACCATTAGATGCAGAAGACTTATGCATGTTTCGTGACCATGTTCAAAATGAGCTTAATGAGTTAGGATGTACCTAGATGTGCGGCCCCATCGTCTAGCGGTCTAGGACACCGGCCTTTCACGCCGGTAACACGGGTTCGAGTCCCGTTGGGGTCATCCCGTGATAAAATGGGTAAATTTCAATAAATCTGGTTTACAAACATTCAAACCGTAGTAAAATAGACTTAAGGGAAGGTAAAAACCATGAAATCATCACAATTTGCACAAGGCATCCAGCCACAGCAGCCAACTGGTCCAGAAAGATATAACCAGAGTTGGATCGATTGCAATGGGCGATGGGCCGTGGGAGAACACCCTCTGAGGGACTTCTTCAAGCCCAAGGTCTTTGTTAAGAACTTGGTGACAGGCATTGTTATCACGGCTGGATGGCGAATACTCAAGGGAAGCTGGTAAAGTCCGCCGTTCAATAATCCCGTTAGTAATGCCGTGCGGGAGAATATTTCACTTCCGCCGTCCCCTTGAGTCGCATATTGACTGGATGGGCGATATTGTTGACAACTCGCCCCACCATCGCCTGCGAGACGTTGAAAATCGTGCCCAATTGCGATTGAGTGTATCCCGTTGATGAAAGCCGCCTAATTTGGGCGGCTTTTTCTTTATCTAGCTTGCCCGGCCCGTACCCATCACGAGGATTGTACAGGTCTTCTAACGCTAGCCATCTTCGAATAGTACGCTCATTCACACCCCATCTCAAAGCGGCTCCCTTGATGTCATGCATGTAATCAATGAGTTCTGATTTATTAGGTCGCTTCACTCCCTCACCTCCTTATTTTGTCAATGTATTAAAGTGTGTGGAAATTAAATCTCCATGCTTAAATAATACAGACAAATTTTTTTTTGCTAATGAGAGGTAAAAACCATGACGCTTCTGGCACCAGATGAAGGCGAAATTCTATTACTGCAATATATTGTGAATATGGTTGACCCGACCGATCCGGTTTTGCACCTATACACAGATGATCAAACTATTGATGACGACGCAAACATTGCCACCATTACTGAAGCAACTGAGGCTGGCTATGTCGCAATCACTTTGTTGGCGGCTGGCTGGACAACAACTCAGGCTGGCGGCATAACAACTGCCGAGTATTCGGAGCAAACTTTTACATTTACTACAGGTGCCGTAGTTTACGGCTACTATGTAACCGGCACCGATGGCAGCACCCCCGACAACCTGTTGTGGCTCGAAAGATTCTCAGGTGCCCCATTCACACTACCATCTGGTGGTGGCACAATTGCTATTACAACAAAAATTACTTTAGACTAACTTGCCGAAAACAAAAAGTCCGCCGCAACCTCCAGGATGATAAGTTCGGGTCAAATGGCTATCTTGCGGCGGACTTAAAGCCACCGAAAAGCCGCCATCCTTGGAGGTTGCGACTTTTTATGAAAACATTTTTTTAAGGTTGGCCGATTAATTTAACTCATTACAATCCCGCAAACAAAAAGCCCGCCGCAAGGCGGGCTTTTTTATGCTCAAGTTTATAGATAATGATATGAAGTACATGAAGTTTACAGAATGGTTAGAGCTAACAGAAATGGCATCAAGGAAGAAAAGGTCACAACCCACTGCGCTACCAAAGAAAAATGATCTGTTCGCCCCATTAGTAATTACCAAGGCCGACCAACTTAAAACTGCTATGGGGCATCAGTCCCACATTACTGGAACGGGAGTCCATACGGACAAAAGGCTTCGTCGCCAGAAAACCCGTAGCGCACAAAAACGCCGAGCCATCAGCGACCAATTTTAAAGTTGTGAAAACGTTGAAGCGTGGACTTCTACAAATTACTTTCTTTCTTACACCAGGGGCAATATTTCCAATTCAGTTCTAGTTCCTTCCCACAAGAACAAAACGGATCGATATCATCGTGCCATCGATCACGTTTATGCCATATAATTTGCATAATAATAATGCAAACTGGTATGAATGTAGCTATTTGTTTAACGGTGAAGATCGTTGATCCCTCTTGCACCGCCGTAAAAATAAGAATGCCAAATCCGAGAGCAAGCAATACGTGATACGTCAGAGAAATATCTCTGACCTCTTTGTGTACATGAGTTTTCCAAATTTGGAACCAGTAACTAAAAGCCAGCAACACAACTGCTGCCCAAGAAAATAAAGTTAACACATTATTCCTTTCTAATGATCCCCCAGCTACACCGATACCACAACCTTTCATGAAAGTAATATAGCATAAACTTAATGAAGGAATCTATAAAGGCAATTCCAGCACCAAATCCTATATTCCCGGTGATTGCCCACCCAATAAGAAAGGTAGTTGTTGCTGCAATCACCCTCCAAGTTAGTGATTTAGCTAAGTGTCTTCTCTTCTGAATGCTTTTACCGTTCATAACATATATATATTTATATGATAAAGAACCAAGACGGAACTCCTTACAAAGTAGTAGGTGATATTCAACAATTCGACCCAGAAAATCCAGAACACGATTTATTCAATTTGTGGGATGAGGAAATTATACGCATGGGCGGTTCCCCCATCTTTTATCATGAAGTATTCATTCAATCTGGCACTGTTGATCCCTTATATTGGGAAGATCGTGGAAAGATTTTTTCTAACCACCCAATACAACTATACGGAGTATATGAACCAATACCATCACAAAATGCAATGAATGCATTTGGTTTTGATTCACCAGACGAAATGTTATTCCAATTCAATTATAAGTCTGTTCTTCGTGCGGTAGGGCATCCCCCAAAGATAGGTTCTAGATTATACACGCCACATCTAAGAGAAAATTGGGTTATCGTTCAAAGGAGTACCGGGGAGTACAAATTATGGGGAGCTTTGAGATTAGAGATTCTATGCCAGAAATTCCAGGAAAGTGTTACTACTGGAGAGGGCAAGGTTACCCAAAACAAACCCGACTTTAAGATAAATGAATTCAATAGCAATTAGCATATATAGAGAAACCTTATATTAGGACATACACATGAAAAATTTCAATGAATGGAGAGAAGGCGTCACCCAACATGAAAATCCCGATATGTTAATCGAAAGACTGGATGACCTAGCTCATAAACTAGAAATTGAACTCGAAGCATTTGAGGGAGAGAGATTTGAAGGATTCCTCAATCTAATTGGCAACGTCAAGGGTTTGTTGCGACAATTGGCCGTTATGAAGCATGGCGTTGAAGCAGACGTTCCGAAATCATTTTCGTGATAAGCCACCAAAAGGATAAAAAAGAAATGAAAAGTGAAACAGACCTAATTGAAGCGGTCCACCGTGATCCGAATGAACGACCTAAAAGAGGTAGACTTGTAACTAAAGATGGCATTGATATTACAGATAAATTACCTTTTAAAACAGTAGATTTCAGAGGCGACCCAATAGTCGTTGTTGACTTTGAGGCTCCGCATAAGCCATCATCAACCGGAAGAATCGACACAAATCACGGTAGTTTTTTCCCAAGTGTTGCAGATTTAGAAATTGTTGACCACGACTTCAGTGAAGCATCACGTTATCGTACAGACCCAATGAAAAAAGAAATAAAAAGTCTAAAGGAAGAACTAGCGAAAAATGTCCATGAAGAAGCTCGCAATAAATTCGTCAAATTCTCTAACTGGCTAGAGGTCAAGCACGATTGCAACAAAGAACATCCTGGAATGTCTCACGATGATTGGTGGAAACTTCAACTAAAATCTGGAACGCTCAAGTCTGGGAAAAAGAAGCAGCCTGCTGATCAAACACCACGTCATGACTGCAATAAAGTGCATCCCGACATGAAGCACGAGGAGTGGAAGAAAAAGAAGAAAAATAAATGAGAAGCTTTAATGAGTTATCGCAAATAAACTTTCCGACGACCCGGCTTAATCTTTGAAAACAAATTCTACATATACTTCCGGCTTGTGTATCTTAAACAACACCTTCTTTGGAAGTTCGGGCTTTGGCAAAGAACCTCTGTGATCTACGATGAACACGGGCTTTTTGTCTTTTCTTTTTTTGATAGGAAAGTGTTTCATTTTTTCTTAACTTTGACAAAGCCACCAATTCTTTTGACCTGCTTCTTTGCGGGCTTGACTTGATCTAAAAATTTATCAAGTCCTGCTTCACCATCCTTCGCAATGATCTTGCTAAGTTGTTTATACTTATCGTCAAACTCATTGCCAACATGGTCATTCCATTTCTTTTTGACAATCTTTGATTTAGCGTCAAGTATTTTTGACTCACGATTGGTTGCAGCAGCAATCTCATCGCTGGTCATCTTAGTTATATCATACGACACTCGTTGTGGCACAATAAGTATTTGGGCATATGGTTCGCCTAGCCGAAACACATGTCGCTGTCCTTCTGCTGGCGACTTGAAAACAATGAAGAAGATACGTGGCCACCATCTTTGTATATGCCCAGGCACCGCTATTGGTACAGTGCCGGTCGTATCAGTATAGAAACGGGGATGGGTTTCTATTCTAGTGACATAGCCTTCTGGTGGCTCTATGTTCAAAGAAGAAGTAAACCCATAATGGTCGGGTGCGAATGAAAGAAAAGGTGGATCGCCTTTATCATCCCAAGGCGATTCATCGGTGAAGTCGCCAATAAACTGTACTTTACCATTTTCCCGCACTACCTCACATTCAGTATTGAATGGATAAACCAACTCTAAACCATATGTAGAACCTTCTACAAAAGGCGGGCAATGCCAAGGTTGTGGTTTGTCACCATCGCTGTGCCCGTGACTATCACCAGCCCAACCCGGTAATTGTAACTTTATTGGTTTGGGAGGTACTCCCTTATAGTAAGTTCGATATTTAACTTTTATATCCAATTCATTACTCCCAATTTATGTGTTAGTAGGCATAACTAATTTAGTAAGGACATAGACAATGGCAAAAATAATCACACCAGGAAATCAAAATCAAAAATCACTCAATGAGTGTAACGATAAGTCCATACATCAGGCAAGCATACTTAATGAGGTGCCACCGGAATATTGCTCTGACGAACCGGGGCGAACCATCAATGACCGACCAGATGTGAGTTGGTTAGAAGAGGCCAGCAATAAAAAAACAGGCATTGGTGAATCGGGACAGTGTGACCCTATGCAGTCTGGTCACATAGTCAACGATCTCAAAAATCCTCAAAGAAATACAATTGTTAGATATGCCAAAGGTCTACGTGGTGCTGATGAAGCTATTCGGCAAATGTTTGAAGACATAATTGTTATCGATGAAGACGGCAAGGCACATCCAGTTCCCATAATATGGGCAACTCAAGAAAAAGCAGTTGCCGCCATCATGCAAGATAATGTTCGCAAAGACAATAGCCTAGTTGTAGATCGCATTAAACTTCCAATGTTGGCTGTACATTCCTCCGACTTAGCGTTCAACCAAGATAGGTACACGTACCATAAAGCCTTAGATTGGATGAGGCGGTATAGGCCAGACGGTAAACCAGGATTCACAACACGAGAAAAATACGAAAGAGATACAGTTTTTGGAGTAGCACGGGGTATCCCAATCGATGTTGGGTTCACCCTCTACGCTTGGACCCTTTACGTAGAAGACATGAATCAGATCATTGAACAAATACTTCTGAAATTCAGTCCTATTGCATATATACGGGTAAGAGGAGTTCCGTGGGAAACGGGAGTTAAGCTGGACTCGATAGCAAACAATATTGATGTTGAGCCAGGAGATCAAAACATAAGAGTGGTAAAGTATCAATTTAATTTAACGGCTGAGACATATATACCTCAACCGATAACTAGACGCAAGGCAGTATTGAAGACAAAAACTAATATCTTCAATAGCACTGAGCAAAAAGAAATCACTGACGTACTAGATAGATTAGAAGATGCCGTTGAGGAATTGAATTAGTATGATTGAAATCACTAACAAAAGTAGATCGCCAGTACAATTGGTAATTAGATCAACTAGGGCAACGAACACGTTTACCTGTTTGAACATACCGGGAATTGGGGCTGGCAAAAACGTTTATCTTTTGGCTGACGAAAGAAAAACAGAATATGTTGATCGAGCAGAAGCCGATGGTTTGATCTCAACACGGCAAGTACCAAATAAATTGAGTAAGGGAGAATAACACTATGGCGATTTTAAGGGGATTTCCGCCTTCGAACACAATTTCACCAAGCGTTCGAATTGCTGAAAAAGATTTATCTTTCATTGCTCCTGAGCAGACGTTCCACAGAGCAGGATTGGTTGGCTTCGCTAGTAAAGGACCGATCAACATTCCGACTGTAGTCAGAACGAACAGGCAATTGCACACACTTTTCGGATACCCGCATCCAGACATCGGCGATCCGTATTTAATGTATGCCGCAGAGCAATATTTACTTGTAGCTAATGAACTTTTTGTCGTGCGTGTAGCCGATGAAGATGCTGTAAGTGATGAACGAGCAAAAACTGCCGCTGTAGACATTCCGGTAGCCGGTACTCAAGTAGTCCTGCAATCTGATACAGCAGGTTCATATGTGTTTGCAAAAGATGCATTCTTCAGATGGAAGTTAAATGGTGTTCTAGCATCGAAAACTTTAGTTGTTGCAGATGCCACTTATACCACTACCGAACTGGTTGCAGAACTTAACGACCAGTTAAGTGCAGATATTGATGGCATTGAATTTCTTGTTGGTGTTACGGACATGCTTGCGGTTCAAACAACCTTCGCATACGGGCCTGATGCTTCTCTAGAATTAGTATCGGTTCAAGACGCCATTTATGGTCCACTTGATCACCATGGTCATGAGCACGCTGGTGGTACAAAAGTTACTGGACTAGGCACGGGCATGCTTCCGGGAGCTACAACTTCCGCTGCCGACCGTTATCCCGCTGATGGGTACACCTCTGCGGGCGTTTGGGACTTCACTGGTCTTTCTAATCTACAACTTATAGTTGTCATAGATGGAAGCGATAACGTTCTTATTGACAATGCGGCTCAGATCATTGACCTAGAAGACCTTGAAGGTGCTTCAAAGACAACAACACAAGTCGTAGCAGAAATTAATCTCCAAATTAGTAATGGTACAATTCCTGGTGGATTTGTAGCATCGGAAACTGGTAATAACTTAACACTAACAACATTACACGACGGAGTAGACGCTAGAATTCTGGTTAAAACCGAGAGTACCGCTTTTGAAATCTTCGATTACGATGGATTTACTGGTGGCGGAACATCTCCAGCCGGTATAAGTGGCGATGCTGCTAGTGACACTTACGGTAAAGCAGTTGGTGCTGGCGACGTTACAGGAGTATTCACCTTTGCAGTTACCGCCGATAGTCACGGCGTTGATGGAAGTAGCACCCAAATCGTTATCACAAACGATATACGAGAAAGTGTTTTCAAATTAGAGGTATACAACAACTCAGTTCAGGTAGAAGCTTGGGGCAACTTGACTAAAGATGCAAGTAGCCGGTTCTATGTAGAATCATTCCTTACACTAGTATCTGATTGGGTTCGGTGTGAAGATAATACCGCAACATCAGCATACCCTCTAGACGGTACTTACAGTCTAACAGGTGGTGCAGATGGCATCCCTGCTGATCCTGACGATCAGGACGACTTGCTCCAAGGTAATATCCTTGGGTTCACGGGTCTATATTCTCTATCCGAGCCAGAACAGATTGACATTGACTTGATCGCCGTTCCTGGACATGCATCAACAACTGTCGTTTTAGCGATGCTTGACTTGGCTCAGATGCGAGGGGATTGCTTGGCAATCATTGATCCGCCATTTGGATTGACAGTAGAAGAAATAACAAAATGGCAAAATGGTGCTCACCCACTGAATACAACTAGATTTGATAGCGACTTTGGCGCTTTGTATTGGCCTTGGCTCAAGCAAAGGGACAACTTCAATTCAGTTGACATTTGGGTGCCGCCATCTGGTTCTGTAATGGCAGTTTATGCACGAAGCGATCAGTTCGCTGAACCTTGGTACGCACCCGCTGGTGCTAACCGTGGCATTGTTCCAGGTATTTCGGATGTTTACAGCCGTCCAACTCTAGAAGAGCGGGATATGATGTATGGCAATCGTAACGCCATCAATCCGATTGTGCATTTCGCTGATTTCGATGGATTCATGGTCTGGGGTCAAAAGACTCTACAAAGAAGGCCAACTGCATTAGATCGTGTAAACGTTAGAAGACTATTGTTTGTTCTCGAAAAAAGAATTCGCCAAGCTTCTAGACAATTACTATTCGATCCGCATGATGAAATCTTCCGTCAGAGATTCATTGACATTGCAACCGCTATTTTACGAGAAGTTCAAAGCGGTCGTGGATTAACCGATTGGGTTATCCAAGCTGACGACGAACTCAATACGCCAGATACTATCGACCGTAATGAGTTTCATGCCAGAATCGGTATTCAACCAACCAGAGCAGTTGAGTTCATTTTCATCGAATTCAGTGTTCACAGAACAGGATCGTTCAGCGAAAACGCTGATACTTTCACAGGTTAAACACACTACAAACCACCCCGTCCTTCGGGACGGGGTGTTTTACAAATCATCTAAAAAGGTAGAGGAGAATTTACATTATGGCCGACATGGGAATTGGAAAATTAGGTGGTGCGCAATTAATCTTCAAAAGAAAGTTCCGTTGGACTTTTCGTATTGATGATATTTGTCAGCAGACTGGTGTGCAAAAAGTTGACGAACACTTCGTCAAATTGGCCGCTAGACCCAACCTAACTATTGAAGAAACTGAAATCAACTTCCAGAATGCAAAAACCTGGATTCCAGGCAAAGCAAGCTGGGAAACAATCACAGTCACGTATTATGATGTGGCAACTAGTGATAATCAATCGCTATGGAATTATTTGGCTTCCGTTTATGAGTTTACTGATCCGGTACGACTACGGCAGGGTGCCAGTAGAAACCAATATGGTGCTCGTGGAACACTCTTGATGTACGATGGTTGCGGAAATCCTTTAGAGGTATGGACGCTAAACGACATGTGGCCACAAGCAATGAACTTTGGCGAATTAGACTACTCTAGCTCAGAAGAAGCAACTATCGAGTTAACTCTGAGATATTCTAGCGTAGACTACAAGTCTTTGTGCCCGAACTTTACTCCACAAAACTGCTGTGGACCATGTACTGGTACGGTGGGACGAGAAATTCAGAACTCGAATTTCTAAAAAGATTGATATATGTCTATTTAAAGGGGCATTGGCCGCTTAGACTTCATTGGTGCAGGAAGCACTGGCGATGGTGGCGGAATAATGCCAAATGGGACATAGTGTTATTAAAGGCCATAAAGAGAAAAGCCCGCCAAAATTTGGCGGGCTTTTTTCATAAATACAACATGGACCCAATTATAATAACTGGACCTCCTCGAAGCGGAACAACCTGGATGCAATTTTTCCTTTCGCAGCATCCTGACATACACATTCACGGACAAGAGCCACAACTCCCGTGGTCAGATAGTGTAAATTGGCTAGATAAAATGATAAAAGCAGGCCAATGGGGGAAGAAATCCAATAAGAGCGAAACGGTAAAAAATTACCCAATTCCACATTATGCTGGTAGTCCTAAAAATCACTGTGAAGACATATGGAGAAAAATGATACATGACTTTATAACAGGCTATGGGCCTCAAAAGAAGAAAAGATGGGGACACAAAGCTCTCTGGTTGTGTGTAAATAAAGAAGTCACCGAAAGATTGCAGGAGGTATGGCCAAAGGCTAAATGGATTGTTTGCATTCGTCATCCATTTTTATCATTTGAATCTCAAAAGAACACTTTTTGTAAAAAGCAAAATATAGAAGATTGGATAGAAAGATGGATCGAATCCATTGAATTTTACAAAAACAACGAATCATTTCTTTTTCAAATAGACTTATTATCTGAAAAAGAAAACAGCATTAAGAAGCGTGAAACAGATAAGCTCTTCTCTTTTATAGGTGAGAATCCCACAAAAGAGACTGACAAATTCCTATATAATTGGCAGGTCATACATAAAGTCACCCCCAATCATGAAAGAACTTTCAAACTTGGGGAGCATCGTCAGGCTGAAATGTTAAAAACACATCCAAAATTAAAACTCTACATGAATGAAATGGGGTACTAATGGGCGAACCAATGGGGCTACAATTTGGATTAGGAGGCTCTCAAACTTGCTTCAAGAGAAAATTTCGCTGGTTATTTAAGATAGACGATATCAGCGCAAGTGGCGTAAAATCTCTGCCACCATTGAAGAGTGCCAGACCATCCATGACATTTAAAGAAATGGAAGTACAACACCTAAATGAAACATTTTTCTATCCCAGCAAACCAGATTGGAAACCAATTACATTGGTGCTTTATGATCTAGCAATACCAATTCATCCAGTGTTTGCTTGGTTTCAACAGGTATATAATCCTTGTGAAGGCAAATGGTCTCCATCTGGAGATGGAGGGCAAACCGCTGTGGCTGGCCCGTTTAAGAAAAATGCTAGATTAGAACTATTGAGTGGTTGTGGTGACCCACTAGAAATATGGTTCTTTGAAAATGCTTGGCCGCAAACAGTTGAATTTGGGGAACTAGATATGAGTAGCTCAGAATACGTTACAGCCGAAATAACCCTACGATATGATCGAGCCTTTATAGTAACAGAATGCTAATTGGAATATGAATTTTTAATCCTCATCTTCCTCATCAACATCACAAAATTCTGGTTGTAATATTTCCCTACAAGCCAGTAGGGCATCTTCTAATTGCTTGGTTTTCCAACCTAGAACTCTGCAAGCGCCACTTTTGTTAAGCCTGCCCTTCTTGGTGTAAACTAGACTCTCATTCATCAAAAATGCTTCAACTAGTTCGCCAAATCCTTGAGCAACCAATTTATCAATGACTTCTTGCCTCTCAAGTATATCAATCATGCTTGATTTTTGCATATAGAAATTATAACCTATAGATTAGCTAGATTCAATACTAAAAAGACTTACCACGATAATTTGTTGTACTTGGCTGCCAACTAGAAATTTCTTTGCCATTTCTAATGATGGTGGTATTCCATTGTATCGATAAGAAATCGTGGTACTTTTTCTTCAATTCATTGTAATTTCTTGCGGTTCTATACAATTGCCTAAAATGATTTAGTATGCAAGTTGTCATATAGTTAAAAGCCTTCCCCTTACAGGGGTCGAACCGGTCAATCTTTTCAAAGCAAATCATCACACCTTCTTGAACGGCGTCATCAGCATCAATCAAATTGAACTTGGCATAGCGAACTATATTTTCAGACAATTTGTAAAATGCATTTGCTAAATCCAACTGAGATTCGTCAAACTCAGTAGAGGCTTTTTTATACAACGATTGATTATCAGATAGTAATCTATTGTCCTTTTTAGAGAATGTTTTCCTTTTAGACTTTCTTGTCTTTATGCCGCTTAAATCCTCTATGATTAGCTCATACCTTGCTTTATCTTTTTTAGAACTTTGAAACTTCTGTATAATTTTCTCGAATGTTCTGTTGTTCAGATATTCTGTAGTCATTCGTACCAGTCAGATGAATAATTGGATGTTTATATACTAATTGATCGTTCATTTTTCTATTCATTCTGTTTCCGCCACATTTCTATTCTTTTCTTTGCTTCTAGCTTAGCATCTAAAAGCCATTCATTCGCTTTTTCCATATACGGCGGACTATACAGCTTGCCCGATGTTATGCTTCTACAGTGATCTATGTTGTCATCTTTGTTTCTGACAAAGTTATCCTCTGATCCTATAAGATAGGGGGAAATATCAAATTTTCTCAAAATATAATTACCAAGTATTTCAGTATCCGGCCAATTTGGACGAAATGGACTGGGTTTGTAATCGGCTATGTTATAAATGTTGGCCAATCTTCTAAGACTCCAACCAAAACCGATTTTATCCATTGTTGGCATGTGATACATAGTAGCAGTGTGCGACACCATGCCCTTCCAATCGCTATGTGGCCTTGGGCTTATTTCATAACCTACAACTGAGTGCTGTTTACATAATTCTAACATATCTGATATTAGTTCACGCCTTCGAATAAAACAATCAGCATGAGTAGCAAAGGCAAACTTAGTTCTACATAGAGAAAAAGACATATCCATTGCCCAAGCAGGAAAGTCAGAAGGATGCATTGCCCCATTAACTCTAATAGAATGAACTTCAAGGTCTTCATCTCGCATTGTCATGATCTTTTCTAATTCTTCGTTACAGCTACCGGTATCAATAATCATGATAAATGGCTGTTCTGTTTGCAGCCTAAGAATATCAACACAAATCTTGAGTTCTTCAAAAGTATCCAACACAGGAATCATTGCTGTAACCGTGTAGTTCCACGGCTTTTTCTTACAATTTCCCTCCCAAGGACTATCAATTGTTTTTCTTTTTTTAAGTGGGGCGATTTCCATACTATATTAAATTATGCCTGATGTAATAACTTGTTTACTGACACTATTAGAGAACCCAGATGCAGAAAAAGCATATGTAGATTTAAAAAAATATTACGATTCAGTGGGCATGGAGCCAGAATCATTAGCAATAGAACATCTAATAAAAGAGAAATTCCATGTCGTTAGCAATTCATCTACTAGTCAAAAACAATGAAAAGACAATAGGGAAAACGCTACAATCCCTCTTGCCTCTTAATTGCGAAATATTTGTGGGCGATCTTGGTAGTGAAGATGATACCCTAAAAATCTGCCGCAAATATAATACAAAACTAGTCGAATTAGCTTGGGATATGGATTACAGTAAAGCAAAAAACTCTCTTCTAAATGCCAGTGACTCTAATTGGATAATGTTTATCGAGCCTTGGGAGATAGTAGTCAGTGGTCATGCCAAAATAAAAATGCTAGATGGAGATGGAACATTGGCTACTTGTTATTCCATCCAAATTCTACAAGGAAAAATGATTACCAAGGAGGTAAGAATATGGCACAGACAAACTGCGTTACAATTTGTTAACCCAGTTCATGAGCATGTAGAAGTAGTGTGCTCTAATATGCTCCCGGTAATTGTATACTCTAAAGAAAACCCAGATATAAAATATAAAATGAAAATAATTGACCGCTGGATGATTGATTCTCCAACTTCGCATAAGCCGCATTACTACAAAGCTTGCAATCTTTTAACGATGGGCAATTATGATGAATTTCTTAATGAGGCAAATCATTACTTATTCCAAGAAAACCAAGGCAAATCAGTAGTCATGATGAAATACTACGTAGCCACTACACAATTATACGTTAAAAAGAATGCGAATATCGCTCTAGATCAAATCCTACCTTGCTTAGCTGTTAGGCCATTGATGGCCGAATTTTGGTGTTTATTGGCAGACATTTATTACAAACAAAAGGATTACAAACGTGCCCGCAGCTTTTACAATAATGCTTTAATCTTGGGAGGAAAAAGATTAGGAAACGATGATTGGCCAATGGACCTAAGTAAATATAAAGACCATCCCCAAGAAATGATACAAAGTTGTCAGAGTATTTTAGAAGGAACTAAAATAGTTTCCAGTCGCTAAATACTTGCATGATAAGCATAAAGGATTATGCGGTTGTAACGGTGGCTACTTGTTTAAGCACTCTTGCTATCCTATTCACGTTAACACCACCGCAACAGACACAAATAACCCAGACACCGTGGGGGCAATATTATCAGCCACCAATTCAACAACCCGTTGCACCAGAATCACCAAACATTACCATCCAGATACCTAGCTATCTGGACTACACAGCTACAGTTTCACAACTCAAAATTTGGAACCAAGAAGCCAAGGATTTAACAGAAGTTGGCACATATGGTAAAAGCGCAAAAGGAATTAGCCTTTATTATATTCGGGTAACCAACAAGCTGAAAGTTAAACCTAAACCTAAAGTCCTTATTACTGCATGTATACACGGCAATGAACCTCTTTCCGCTAGTACAATAATGGGGTACATTGGAACCATGTTAGAGAGATATGGAAAAGACCAGAGAATTACAGAATTAATAGATACTAGAGACATATACTTTATTCCAGTAATATCGCCAGATAGTTATCCACAAAGCAGATATGTAAATGGAGTTGATCCCAATCGAGACTTTCCAGGACCAAGAAATCCAGATAAAAAATCCGTTCCTCCAGTTGCCGCAATTCAGAATTTGTTCAAACAAATAAAACCCAATGCTGTTATCTCCGGGCACACTTGGGGTCGAGTCTATTTAATCCCTTGGGGAGACCAAACAAAAACCTCTCCAAATGAAGATGACTACCAAAAAATCATAGGCGAGATGGGGCGTTTAAGTGGGTACAAAATTAAGCATGCCTGTCAGATGTATAATAGACCCATCTTCGGAACCGAAATAGATTGGTATTACAGAAATGGCGCATTCGCCATTGTGATGGAATTTGGGACACATCAAAACATACCATCTCAGAGTGATATCAAAACCGAATTTGAAATGACTTTTACAGCCGTACAACACTTCATTCAAGAAGCCCCACTTGTTGAAATCAAATAGGCAAGGGGGTCGGAATGTATCCTCTCTTATACATGCTTTGATTATTGTTGCGATCAATAATTGGCAAACTCCAAGGGCCAATCAAGCCAAATATTGGTTCATCAGGACTCTTGGAAAATACCAAGTTTCCCGATCCGCTCTTCACTTTATTTAGAAATGCAGATAGCTCTCCAGATGTAATTTCACCATCCTGATTAGCATCCAATGACGGGTCTTTCTCTGCCATTGCTACAAAAACTCTTAGCATTGGCTCTGTTTGATCGCCCCAATAACTTTGAAGATCAGCAGAAGAACTAGCAATCATGGACAACAATTCTTGTTGTCTTTCGTTTAGAATAGAAATAGATGGAAGTCCAGCGGCAGCATAACAACTAGATTGCCACCACAGTGTTTCTTGATTGTTTTCCTCTGCTGCCTCGGCTAATATCTTCATAATGTTCTTACGTTGCCCTAGCAAATCCATATCGCCATCACTACTTCCATGACCTGTGGTGTAAATTAACAGAGTATCTCCTGCAACCGCAGCCACTTTCATTTGTTGACTAATGAATGCCTTCAAATTACTCAAGGTGCATTTTTTGCTCCAAACAAGGCGAGGAGCATGGCCATCTCGATCAATGTGGAACCCACCTATATCCTTAATTTCCAACCCTTTTGTAGCTGCAAGTTCAGCAGCTTGAAAAATTTCACGCTCTTCGTCATCGGCCACCTCTTCATAGCAATGTTTGAGCACCAACAACCTAACTACACCGCCATTTACTCGCACCCTTCCTATGTGGCTGCCAGTTCGATGAGTAGTCTCTATTTTGACTTTTGTTGGTGATGCCTGAGCAGCATTGATGCCAGAAAAAATAATAGCAATCGCTAACCCTGCCACAAGAAATCCATGTAATAAACATTTCATCCGGCAAGCTCCTTTGGTATAAATCCATTGCCATTAGAATTGTGTATTTCTGTTGATCGTATCTTAGCGGCTTCTGTAATAACCTTGAGCGAAGCTGTCTCTTGTTCCTGGAATTTGTTCAATTTTATTTCCATGAGCTTTCTATCAGAAATACACATCATTGAACCTTGAAGCCAGCCTTCTTCTCTATTCAGCATCGCTGTAATAGCAACCCACACTATGTCCCCAGCCTTACAAGTATTATTGCATAGGCAACTTTTGGGCAAATTGAGTTTCAATTCATAATTTTCTATTACGCCATTTTTCATCAATTCATATATAAATCGTTTCCGAACTTTAGAATTGACGTATAGTTCTGGAGCCTTGACTTCCACCATGAATTTATCAACAGAATTGTAGCCGAACATTTTGGCACAATATTCGTTGGCCTTTAGAAAGGTGCCATCTTCAATAGACGTGCGATACAGGCCAATGGGTAGCAGACCGAAAATTTCTTTGTATTCGTCTACTTGATCTCGTAGAGCATTTATCACTTCCATGTTTCACCATCTCCCTCGGTGTAATATCAGTAATCCGTTACTGTATTTAGCACAATGGAATAAAAATGTAATTGCATTTTTTCCATTGTGCCCTCAAGTCTGCGATGAGGGCCAACACGCAAGATCGTGGTCTGTTAAATGCATGCCATATGGCACTAATACAAAATGTCCAATTCATTCACAACCACAGTGGCCTGATCTTCATAACGACAGACTGCAATTTGTTTTCGCCCAGGAGGAAGATTCTTCAGATTTTTTTCCAACTCATCCACATGGCAGTTAATTACAAGCCAATGATTTTCAGATAATTTTTGTATCTCTTCGACCTCATTGGTTATTTCAGCAGTGGGAAAATATTCTCTCAAATGCTTTTTGCAATGCTTGATGATTTTTCTATAAAGAGGTACATTGCATGGACAACCAGGATTACTAAGATACTCTACAATTTCATCTTGATATTCGATGGGAAGCACGTCTCGAAAACGACTATCACTCAGAGCCGTCTTCACGTCCATCAGACCTATTTTTTTCATGCATCCGCCTTCTCTCTTCTTGCTCAGACCACATCTTCTCTTTAGCTTCCAATGATTCTCTCTCGTGAGCTTCTCGTGCTTTCTTTGCGTTTAAGTCACCTTGCGGATCAGCTATTTTCTTTGAAAATACTACCCGACCACAATGAGGACATCGATATCTTTTCTTTTGAGGTTTAGGACTCTGGGTAACAACTTTTTCGTCTTCTACATTACGCTTGGGAATACCTCTAGGTATAGGGGATGTTTTAAGCTCCACCATATCTTTAACATCGGAACCATCAGTAATTTTCTTCCAATTGCAAATCTCGCAGTACAGTTGATACATTATTCCTCATCACCAATATCAATTATTGAACGAGCTTCAAGATAATTCAGGAACGTAGCAGCAAATGTTGCTAGAAAACTACCAGCACAACCAGCGGCAAAAATAGCCCACGGGTCATGGCTGATTAGGAAAGCTCCTAAAAGGGAGCCGCACCAAGCTCCTGTGCATTGATAACATTCGAACAACCTATATATTCGTTCAAAAATATGATTTTTCATCCAATCCCTTACTGGCGCAAAGATACTGGAATCTACGATGATGTGCGTCATGCCAATGACGCCAAATGTAAACAAAAATAGTTCAGTCATTTTTTACCCTCAAATTTTTATATGTAACCAACCTTCATTATCTGCCTCAAATTTTATCGCCAAAAGGATAGATAAACTTGATTCCCATCCCTATGCGTTGAGAAGTTAGCGAAACCCTGAATTTTGTTTAGCTCACCTTCTAATTCAGACGCAGAAAAAGTGTAGTTCCTAACTACATGGTAATCCAACTTATCAATAGTAACTTTTGTTTTGAAATGATGCTCAAGTATTTGAATATGTTCTTTGCCTATATCGTTCATGAAGTCCATTAGTGTTCGTTTCCCAAGTGTTCGCAAGGCAGGGGACATTTTTGCCAGTCTCCACTGATCGAATAAATAACGAAATTCAGGAAGTAGATTTTGCAGTGTTTTGTCAAAAAACACTAATTCTTCTACATTGTTTAGATTTAGATTTAACATACTATGATATAAGAACATATCTCTAATAAATTTATAGAGGAGAAGGAGAAAATTATGGCAGACGAAGTTTTTCGCCAAGAAAGAACACCAGTTAACCCCTCTGACATTGTAGCAGAACAGGGTCAGAGTAAATTAGACCAAGGCCAAGCGGTTCGTGATGCTGTTGCAGCAGATGTCGGGAACGCCCCCTCAACTGGAAATAAGGCCGTCGAAATTCAGGGCAATGTCCCCCAACAGTTCTTACAAGCACAACAAAATGTAAGACAAGAAGCTGCTGCTGAAGAAGTTGAAATGAACCCGAATCAGGCAAAAGGTCCACGACCACGGCCTCGATATCAGGATCAACCTGATATTCGAGTAACTGGGAGTAATAAGCTAGAAGAGCTTATCCAGGCGGTTAAAGGTAGCACCACTCTTTATGAAGAGATTACACTACCATCGCAGGGTAAGTTTTATGATGGCACCAACGGTCCCGCCGATGGTAAGATCAAACTTAGACCGATGACGGGTGAGGAAGAACAAATTTTAGCAACGCCTAGATTTGTCAAACAGGGCAAAGCTATTAATATGATTTTCAATCGTTGTATGTCGGACAGTTACGATAGTGATAATTTTCTTACTGCTGATAGAACTTACATGTTAATTTTCCTTCGAGGTATTTCTTACACGCCTGATTACGATGTGGAAATTAAGTGCCCATTCACAGACAAAAAGTTCGCCACTGTTATCAACTTAAATGATTTGTATGTTGACGAGTGCCCTTTAGATTTTTCAGAAAAAAATCTAAAGGATGTGCTTCCAACCACGGGGTTAAATTTTACATACAGATTATCAACTGGCGCTGACGAACAACGTGTTCAAGACTATAGGGAAAGACGCAACAAGGGATTCGACAATCTCGGCCAAGCTGACGACACACTTCTCTATCGTACATCATTGATGATTACAGACCTTGAAGGGCTGACTCAACAGTTTGAAATTCAAGAACTATTGAAGAAACTTCCTATCAACGATGTGGCATACTTGAGAAATGTGGTAAACGACCCGCCATTTGGTGTAGACACTACTATAGAAATCACCAGTCCGTTCAATATGGAAGATTTCGAGATCGAGCTACCGCTTGAAGCGAATTTTTTCTTCCCAAGGCTCAGGAAGCAGACCCAAACGACCCAACAGGCGAGCTAACAAGCGACCCTTCTATTGTTTTATGGGAGAACATGATGGAAGAAATATTCTTCTTCCAATATCATCTCCACATGAATCGGGCCGGATGCCTCCAGATGCCGATAAATGAACGAAAATGGATGATAGAACGATTCGTAAAACAAAAGAATCGTGAAAATGAAGCAATGGAAGCTGCAAGAAGGAAGGCAAAGAGTAAGTAAACAGCTAAATACAATATGGCAACTAAAGAACGGTTTCAAAATCCTGTAGTTGGTGACACAATCACCTTGAGGTTATTTGCTTATAACTCAAATAGCTTTCAAAATTTTAGCAGCATAAACAAAGTAGAAATTTATGCTTTAGATTTAGAGAAAACTACGGACAACCCAGATGGACGAAGATTAGTTGAGACAATCGAGACGGCTGACGTAACTCTCGATGCTACTGGACAGTATTCCCTCTCAACAACTTTGGCACAAGCTACTTATACAATCGGCCAATATATTGATGTTTGGACTGTTGAAGTAGAAGTTGACGAAACCGCCGCCGCCATAGAAAATCAATTCGAGGTCTTCCCCGACCTCTGGTTTACAACTCCAATACCTGTTGTATATGGATTTGATTTTGGGTTTAGACCAAATAAACTCAGAAAAGGTTCAAAGAACTACTTGATAATTGAAGTGTCGGCTAACGTCCCTAAAGCCAGTGATTTGGAGAGGTATTATCAGAATCTTGCCATAGTTTCTCCCATACGAATCTCCATTGAGCAGCAATGTGGTGATTGTTTGCCGCAAGAAGAAGATTTGCGATTAATTGTCGAATGTGAATTAGTAGAATTAAGAGAAAAGTCTGCTGGATATTATTTCCTAGATACAACCGATATGGATTGTGGAATTTATAATATATGGTTCCAAATGGAATTTGGAGATACCGTACATATTTCAGACAAACAACAACTCCAAATTTTCTAACCCGTCCTGGGACAGAATATACAAAAACATTAAACCTGTGCAGAGTTAGTCATGCCTTTTTAGGGCAATAGTTCTCCTTATAAAAAGCAAGAAAATATCCCGCACAGGTTATTTTATGAGGAGATAAAATGGGAAATTTTTGGCTAGACCAAATTGCAGATGATGCCCAAATGAAAAAAAATCTGTACAACTCCGATTACCCACCGTACTCCTTTCGAGCAGGAAGGTTATGTTATGACAATGATCTTCGGCCACCTCACCAAAACAACAAAGTCAAACGCTATCTGCCAAAGAAAAATTTGGATTATCGCCGTTCCACTCGCTGGCCAGTAATGTGGAGCATGGCCTTTCAGCGTTGGTATTGGATGAAGAATGGCCGTTCGACCGTGGCGTGGTCAAAAAAGTGTTTCAAAAATTGGAGACGGGTGAGCAACTTTGGGAACAGAATTCAAATGAAGGCTAAATAGGAAATCCCAAGAATAGTCAGCATGAATCGCATGTGCGATTCAACTTCCTTAGCCCGACCGGCCCCGGAGACTGTAAGTCGCCGGGGCCAATTTTTTACCACATCAAAAAATAAGCCCCCGGCAGAGCAACAAAGGATGCCGAGGGCTTTTGCTACTTGTTATCCTTCCTTGGCAAGCGCACTCCATCATTATTTACCGTTAATAATGGTAATCTTATGGACTATTCTCCAATCAATATGCTTCTGAGACGTGAAAATCACGTTCCGTATTGCCTTCTCATCAACCATTGCAGAGACACATGTGAAAATTTTGAAGTCGTTGCCATCAAAGTGGTTACATCGTTTGTCACGTCTTTTTTGAAAAAACTTACTTTACTCTCTCGATCACTTGTCGTATAAGTTCTGTAGGCAGGGATGTCCCCAACACTCACCTTTACGAACCGCTGTAAAGTCTTTGACCTGCAAAGATTCCAGCAAAATCCCCAATTTGGAGGCGGGTAAAATGTCAAGTAAGACAAAGAGGCGGCGAAATCGAAAGATAACGCCAAAGAAAACAGCAACTCCTGTAGCAGTACAAATTGCTGCCAGTGGTGATGACACAATTGCTCAACGAGTTTTGGAGCGATTGAAGGGCATCGGGATCATTTCGGCCACAAACCCAGCAACTCACGAAACCCCCGACAGTAAACCAGTCTCCATTCCAACGATGTTGCGTCCTGATGCGGATGTTCAAGATATCCAAGAGATCATGCGAGAGACACGTATCCGAGCCGAACAAGCTCAACGACACTATCTCGCCGAAGCCGGTAAAAGCGGTAAGCCGTGGTTTCAGAATCCCAAATTCGAATATCAATACTCTGAATTCGTTTTGGTGACGGTGAAGATGGCCGAAGAGTTGATGCGGTTTAACACCAACATCCGCAAGTTAAAGCCTGCTCTTGCCGCAGCTTATGCTCGTGACATCGGTAATGACCGTTGGCTCCAAACAGATGAGTCAGTCACGATCAATGTGGCGGGCAATATGCACGATGGTCAAAACAGAACTGAAGGCATTCGTATCTCCAAAAAGGAAACGGTGATTTACATCACATGGAACGTGCCTGTTGAGGCTATGTTCGTTCAAGACTCCGGTGCAAAACGTACTGTCAATGAAAAACTCGGTCTCGTGGTTGGGGCCAATATGGGCAACAAATTGGCAGCATTATGCAGGGCGATGATGGGCGGTGTCCGTCACCGGATTAAGTATACAGAATCCGAAATTGCCGACTTCGCCATGACGCATGAAGCAGCAATCGTGTGGGTGACTAAGAACGTGGCTAAGGAACGTTCCGATGTTCAGGCCGTAGTCGCAAAAGCTTACCTGTACTACGGCGAAGATGCTGTGAATCCCTTCTGTGATCGGCTACGTGACCTCCAATTTGACGGTAAAGACGATCCCGCCTGTGTCCTCTATCGCTTCTTGCAGCGAACCAAGAGTCAGGGTGGTGTTTCTGGACTGGCGGTCTACAAAAAGACACTAAGTGCCATTGAGAAGGCAATAAGGGGCACCACAGTGCGTGCCCTTTATGATCGAGAGACCGATGTGTTCGAATGGGGAGAAGGCTGGTCTGTTCCACCAAGGGGGTAAGCTAAAATGGCGACACTTGAAATCGAAATCGCCCGCTTTCCCAACAAATG